ACCAGTTTCAATTTCTTCATTCAACTTGCTTTCAAGTTCTTCAACTTTGGTAGCAAGTTCTTCAACTAGGTCTACCTTGTCAGCAGGAACATCGATGTAGTGTTCTGTAAACAAGTTCTTCAAACCACCAATGAAGTCTTCGGTCAACTCAGCACGTAGACCAGACTCAACTGCGATTTGGTTTTCTGCCAACCATTGTTCAACAACATAAGATAGGTAGTCATCTACCTTCTCTGTTAGGTCAGCCTTGATTGACTCAACTGCTTCTTCTAACATGCCAGCATATTTGGCTTCTGTTTCTTCTTCAATCTGAGCAACACGGTCATGCACACGTGCTTCAAAGATTGTAGCAGCTTTAGTTTTGAATTCTTCAGAGATAGTGGAATCATCAGAGAATAGAGAATCAACGTCCTCTTTCATCTTTTTCTTCCATGAAGCTTCTTCGATAACTTCATCTTCTTTAACTTCTTCTTCACCCATAGTCTTCTTACCACCACCCAATTTTAGTTGTGTGTCAGCAGAAGCAGCTGAAGGTTTAGTTGTTGGTGCAGCCATTTGTGTAGCACCCTTACCAGTATCGATTTTTTCGGAATCGTCATCTGGTTTACCATTTTCTGGTGTTGGTCCACCAAGGTCTTGAGCCTCAGCGCCAGGCAGTTTTTGTGATGGCATGCCTGGAGCTGACTTCTTGCTACCTGCTAGAATTTCTGCTGCGGCTTCCATTAGTTTACTATTTGCCATTAGGAATCTCCTTTTGATTTCTTATTTATAAAATTAAAGTTTTCGTAGGTAATTTTCGAACAATTTAAGCGCAACTTCCTCTAATTGTTTAGAAGAAGCTGACTTGATTTGTCTCTTGGCGTTATCAAAGTCCACCTCAACGAAGCGTCCCTCAACAAACATCCATTCTTTGTTTTCCATGATACCATTGACGAATGCGCCTGGTGCAGATGGATCGGCAACAATGTCAGCCGCTGTTGCAAGTTTTAGGTCGTCTTGAACTAGGTTATATCCTTCTCTTGTTTGAATGACAGAACCCATAGCTCTTGATGACACACCTACTTGAATATCATTTTCAATAAAGTTCTTCACGATATTGCCATAAGGCGTTTCGAGAATCAAAGCTTTACCATAAAATGTGTTTCCGTCTTCAACGAGAGAAACAATCTTGTGCGATACTCTTTCTAAGTTAATAGAAGGTGTATCTGGATGCCCTAGTTCTCCTAGAGCACGATTTGTTTTGATGTATTCGTCAGAGTAGCGTTTTACTTCTTCTCTTAACGTACCCATTTTATACATGCGGTTGTTCTTATTGACTCTATCGCCAACTAAGAACGTACCTTCAATATACAAGTGTTTTTTACCATTCTCAGAAGCTTCTGTTAGGTAATTAACACTTTCAATTGTTTCAGTAATTAGTTTCATTGATTATACTCCAGTATTAACATCTACAGAGAATGTAGCTTGTTTACTTAATTCCATAATCAATGAACCACCAGTTGCAATAGTAACAACAATACTTTGGTTATTATTGTTTGCAATTGAATGGCCAAATTCATCAAACCTCATTTCACCTGAGCCTTGTAAAGACAAAAGTGTATTAGCATTTCTTACAATAGTGATACTGCCGTTTGTGGACCAAGTCGCACGTTTAATATCGGCAGATGTTACTGTTTCAATAGCAGTATTTTTTCTCAAATCAGCCAAGGCAATTGTATATGTGCCTGGTTCGACACATCTAATGATAGATGGGCCTCTTAGTGAGTTAGTAATTTCTAGTGCCATGTTATCTTATTCCCATTGATGAGCGTCTACGCATTGACATTTTTCTTTTTAGCAACGAGCGGCGCAATTTCGATTTTCTTGTTGTCTTCCATGAACGTTTCAACATTCTAGCTTTATGCAGTCTTGCTGTAGCCGTAATGCGCTTAACAGTATTGCCTGATATTCTATAACCTTTAATGCCTGAACGTTTAACATTCCTTTGGACAATGATACGGCCTTTGGCATTACGTCTAATTCTACGGCGAACTTTTTGAATCCGTCCCATCTTAACGATGTTTGAACTTGCTTCATCTAGTTCTATTTCCTCAAACATATCAGCAGCAACATATCGTTTTGCTTCAGAAAGTCTTTGAGCAACAAGCTCATCTAATCGAGCAAAGATTAACTCTCTTGCTTTGGTCAACTTTCTATGTATAATGGAATCCAACACGCTCATTTTACGTGCCTAAAAGCAAAGTCTGAAGCACGTTTAAAGTGGTCTTTTGACTTATGAACCATGTCAGCATACTTCTTTTTATTGTCATCATTCAAGGCATTGTGAACCTTAGTGATGGCAGAAGCAGTAAAGTGGTCAACTTTCATTTTTGTACCGTCAGCAAACTGTACCGGTTCATGTTGTTTGGACTTTACAATCTTGTGTAAAGTTTCCATTACTGCTTCTTGTAATTCTACTTCTTCTGCCTGAACAGAAGAATCTATTTTTGGTCCATATGGGACCGAAAAAAATCTATCCAATGTATTATTATAATACAAAGCAACTCTTGTATTATCTGGATACAGGCGGATAGATTTGCGTCTTAGAACAAGAATATTTGGTGGGTCTTTAGGAGTATCAACTGCCTCGTCCAACTCAACAACTTCTTCTCTGACTGCTCTTCTTGCCTGTTGATTAATTTGTTTATTATTTGATATTAAATCTACCATCTTATTGAAAAGATTTTGGATAATCATTCTATCCGCATTGCTGAAGTTTGGCCTTTCTTCACCCATTCTATCTAAAATTTTGTGGATGCGTTGCATCTGTGCCTTATTGGCCAAACCAGCACGTATCAAGGCATCAAACTTAGAATAGTCTGACTTTTCTTCTTCAACAATAGATTTAAAATCAACTAATGATTTCATTGAATCTCGTTAAATACCGGTACAATAGGGTCTTGTTCTTCTGGCTGTTGTTCTTCTTCTTCGCCAGGACCATTAAACAATGTCTTTGCGATTTCAATCTTCTTTGCTTCTAGTGCTTCAAAAGCACGAGCTGACAATAAATCGTTTAGTGTTTCTTTTGCTTGAGCAGCATTGCCTGTGGCAACACTACTAATAAAGTCTTGTACATCCATGTTATTCTCCATTATTTCCTATTTAGTCGTGATGAAAATTTATCTACCTCAGCATCTAAAGTTGGAGTTTTAGATTCGGCGGCATTATCATCTACTGTGTTATCAACTGGTGGATATTCTTCAGGTGATGCAGGTGGTTCTTGGCCAGGAATTGGCATAGTGGGACCACCAGTACCATCTTTTTCTTCTTGTGCAATCTGCTTCTTCATTTCATCCATTGTCTCATCAGACATTTGAAGAATGTTCTTACTTACCCATTGTGCAGAGTAATAACGGCCAATATATGGGTCAACAGTTTGCAATAGTTGTAGTCTTGCGGTCAGCAATTCAGCATCACGCATTTCGGTAAAGTTATTATCTTTCTTATAGTCGTAATAGATAACTTCTCTGAATGCATCCCATTCATCTGAAGAACAGATACCTTTTAGTACCAATTGCGTTCTTAGTGCATGGTCGAAAATCTGAGAGAACTTATTACGTAGTCTGATAATGAACTTAGTAAACTTAACTTCATCACGGGTAACTTCAGTAGTACGACCCATACCAATCATACCACCTTGTTGTGGTTCTAAACGGCTAAGTGGCACGTTTAATGATTGGAGAAGTTTCTGTCTAAAATATTTAACGTCTTCTAACTCACCAAGGTTTTGGCCAGCAGGAAGTGTGGTGATTTCTGTACCTTTACCACCTTCACGGCGAGGTAACCAGAAATCTTCTAGCATTGACATGTGTTTGCGGTCATCACGCAACTCACCAGTCTGTGCATCATATACCATCTTGTTACGATACTTGACCATAACATCACGTAAGTATTGTTCTGCTTTACCTTTTGGTAAATTACCAACGTCAATGTAGAAAATACGGCGTTCAGGTGCTCTTGAAATACGATAGATAACTACCGCATCTTCAATCATACGCAACTGGTTTAATGGTTTAATTGCTTTATGTAAGTATGAAATGACAAAGGTGTTCTTTGCATCCATAAGACCTGAAGTCACATGTAGAATGGACTCAGGTGCAATACGAACACCTTGTGATACTTGTGCGCTATACATCTGAGTGGATGTACCACGGTCATTGTACACATAGTATTCGGCAATAGATTTGATGATTTGTGTACCCGTTTTTGGGTCACGGTCTTTTTTAATTTCTCTGACCTTACGAATCTTACGTGGGTCAATGT